AGCACCAGGCATTGGTTGAGTAGTAGGAGCAGCTCCTGGCTTCTGCATTGACATTGTACCATTCTTAGCTGCTTGTACTACCGCTGGGTCTTGAGTAGTGATAGCTGGCATATTAGGATTAGCAGGATCTTTAATCATAAAAGCTGGCTTTGCTGCCATTGCTTTTTGTTGTTGCTGTTGCGCTGTTGCTGGCATTGGCTGTACTGCTAGTCCTGCTTCACTTAATGCGTCATCAAGTTGAGAAAAATATTCTTTTAAACTATGCTTAACACTAGGCTTGCCAGTTGGCTTAGGTGCTTTACCTATTCCCATTGCCTTGTTTAATCCTGTGCTATCATATGATTGTGCTTTGTCAGGATTTGGTGGGCGACCTTTGCCACGCTTTGGTTCATTTTTAGCACCAAGTTTACCTAAACTCATACGACCAATTGGTTTACCATATTGATCGGTAACATCTTCTGAACCGTGTTTATTTCCATATCCACCTGGGCCTGCTTTATGAACAGTTGACTCGCCTTCAGTTAGTTGATCGAATGATTTTAATATATCTCTAATATCCATTTTCTTTTCCTTAACGGTTATATGCTGCGCCAGTTTTTGGCTTCGGTGGCATCTTTATAGTACTCATTGGACTTTTATCGCCCATTTTCTTATCATCTAGATATGGTTTGAACGGGTCAAACGAATCTTTTGTTCTTGTTCCTGCATATGGAATATCAATCTTAGAATCTTTGGATTGATCTTTGATTGATTGTAAATATGAATCACCATATGCTCTGCTTGCTTCTTTGGCATCAGGCTGCTCTCCCATTTCTTCCTTATCAAGTAATGGGCTATTTTTCATTTCGTTCTCATAGCCAGCCATTTCACTGTCAACACTATCATCATAGTCAGTAGATACCATACGCACCATGTTAACATTGTATCCGCATAGTTGAGCAAGTTGTTGTATCATCGGTTCTGTTGCTGGATATCTAAATTCAACTTTGATTAATGTTACACTTTCGTTCTCTAAATTAGGGAAACCATATGGTGATTTCTGTATTGGCGTGCTTTTTGGTTCACTGATTTCCACTGGGTCAAATTTGTTTAGATTGTATTTAAACATATCTAAAAAGTTTTTGTCAATGGTGCCGGCAATTTTGATAGTATAATTGTAAGTATGTATACTTTCCATAATATGTTGTTTAAGGCTTCGCATTTTTTATTCCTGTATATATTATTTATCTTTTTAGTCGGATTTTGATGCCAACATCTTAAGCAACTCATTACGGTCAAGTTCCCTTCCTTCTCCCAACGGAGTCGCTTCAATTTCTTTATCTCTATTTGCTTCTTTTTGATCTAATTGTGCTTTTTTCAACTGCAAATCAATCATCTTTAGCTTCTTATTTAGTTTAGCAGTCTTTGCGGTAATAGCATGGCCAAGCATAGTTCCAGCAACATTGAATATCTCGCTAGCATATCTGCTATCAACTTGCATCCCTAGGTCCATCAAATCTTTATAGCTAGATTGTGCCATTTCAGCTAGCCCATCCATCTCATTATCCGCAGCATCTAATCCACGTACTTGAGGTAATGCTTGCTCTATTTTTGATAGGGTATCTAATGCTTCAGTAGTGATTTCCTGTGCATTATCCGGAGTAGGCTTTGCTAAGCCATCTATTTCATTTTGATCGAGTTCAAATAATTCTTCTAACTTTTTTGTCATAAAAGTATTTAGTAGTATATTGCCCTTTATAATTTAAGTTGCTAAAAAGTTGATAAATACTCATATAAACGCAGGAATTAATATGTTATCTAAAAATATAAAATCGTTATGGTATCCAAGAGAATGGTTTTTTATTGCAATGCAGGTACTAGCATTGATTGCATTTTCATGGGCTGTCTTATATCCAATTGGTGCTGAGTATTGGTTGTTGTCCTTATTTGGATATTTTTTAATCACATGTTTAGGTATTACTGTAACTTTTCATAGATTACTAACACATCGTTCTTATAAATTAAATAAATTATTAACACGACTATTCAGTTTTTTTGGTAATCTTGGTTGTACTGGTAGCAGTGTAGGATGGGTATTTGTACATCGTCAACATCATATATATGCCGACAAAGAAGGTGATCCGCATAGTCCAGTAATATTAGGTCCAGTTGGTGCTATTGTTGGTGATTATGGTAAACCATTTAACAAATGGACAGTTAAAGATATTATTAATGATCCAGTACAAAGAATTATGCATGAATACTATATTCTAATGATACTATCAATACTAATAGGATTATTTTTAATCAATCCAGTTGTAGCAGTTTACTTGTTTTTAATTCCAGTATTCTTTAATACAATTGCTTCACGCTTTAGTAACTGGATTGACCATGATCCTATATTCGGAAATCGCCCTGTAGACACGAAAGATTCTAGTCACAATGTATGGTGGTGGTCATTTTTGACATTCGGTGAAGGTTGGCATAATAATCATCATGCAAGACCGGGAGATTATCGTATTGGCTCAGAGTGGTGGCAATTTGATCCGGGCAAGTATGTAATTAATACTTTAATGCTGTTTAGATTAGCAAAATCTAAATAATTTATTTTCTAGTTCCGTTACGGAAGAGATCATCTTCTGTAATAACTCTAAATGCAAATCCTTGAGTTTTGCAATAGGCATTTGCAGCAGCCCATTTAGCATGATTGATAGCAACTACTGCTCTATCTCTTGCGCTTGCAGTGCGACTTTCAATTAAACTTTGTTTTTTAGGTTTAATCTCTACTACTTCAGCAATTGATTTCCCGTACTTGTTTTGATATACAACAAAGAAATCAGGTATATACATGTGCATTTTACCGTCTAATGGGCTTCTATATGGAATTGACATTGATTCACTAGCCCAATGTGTTACATTTTTGTGTGTATCACAAAAAGTCATAAATGTTAATTCCCATCCTGATCTATATTTAGGATTATGTTTACCTACATATTTCTGTGGGTTTTTGGGAGTAAATATACCCTGTGCATAATTAGCCATAATTATTGCACTATGTTACGTGAAACTGGTTGATTTGATCTAGGTATAATGGCAATGCCATATAGGGATGTTTTGCTTTTAAAACTATTAAGATAATATGCCAGAACTTGATTCATTTCCATAGTTTTTTTACCTTTGATTTGATCTATTAATTGCAGAACTGGAATTTGAGTTTCTTGTGCTATTCTGAACAAGACAGAAGTAAAATTAGCAGCAATATTTTTTGTAACACATACAGATACAAAATAAGAATATACAACATCATATTCTGCTGCATTAACAACTGCATTGAATGCATAGAATGAATCAAATATTCTAACTGTTTGATCTAAGTTAGTACGATTATCTAAAATTTGTGGCATAATATTCTTTCTTACGGTACTTGTTGTCCGGCGTATTTAGCACCAACTTGTTGGGGTGATGCTTGTGCTCCTGATAATTTTGCACCAGCGGTACCTATACCACTTTGTATAGCACCAAATATAGGTGTTGCAACAGTAACATTTCTATTTGGTGTTCCTGCTAATGTATTAGTTAATCCCGATACAGCTTCAGATTTTGCAATGTTTAATATATTTGTATTTTTAAATGTATTGTAAGTTGTGCCGGCTGCCTGAACAGCACCTAATATATTTCCATTAGACAATGCATCTATTGCTCCGCCTACACCATCAACTAAACCACCTTGACCTAATATATTTGCATTTGAACCAGGGCGTGCTATAGGGCTTAATGTTCTATCATAATTAGCCTCATCACCAAATCCAGTAACAATATTACCAGGACTCTTGCCATCTATTGCACCTTCATTGTACACTACAGTTTCATAATCTAGTGTCATTTGATTTTCCATTATACCACTACTTTGTGCATAGTCATATGTATCATGGCTAAAACTTGTTATCATAGGATTTATTAGTGTATATGCTACAAAATTGTGTTGATTAAAACCAAACACAGTTATGTTTTTGAAGAAAGGAATTTTAGCACCAGTTGGGTCACTTGTTTCTCCCTGATATCCCCAACTATCATTTCCTGTAATAGATGGTTGATATTGTGTTCTATTATTATATGTAGCATCAGTAGAACCTGAAATCCCACCGCCACCATTTAATTGGGGCTGAGATTTTGCACCTCTTGCTCCATTAAATACTACTTCAGGTTTTGTGCCATCGGCATAGTAATAATTATAATAACCTTTCCACAATCTTCTAACTGTATTTCCATTATCATCGTGAAAAGTAATATTTACAGGGTCATATTTTATTTTTGTTTGCACCAATCTTTTACGATTGTATTGATTCAATGTTGCTACTTCAAAGTTAAAACTAGGAAGTTTTACTGTTTTAACTAGCAAACCATAATTAGCTTCGGGTAAACCAGTCGGATTAAGTTGAAAGTATACGTGAAAGAGATATTTAAATTTAGGTGCATTTTGATATGCATTGGGTCTAAATGTTTTACTAGCATGGGTATAGTCACGAAGGAAATCGCTGCCGAAAAATGTTCCGGCAGCGCCTTGTAGTAAGTCTTGAAAAAATCCAGCCATAGCTTAGATTTTGTTAAGTATAGTTCTTATTATAAAGAACCACCGATACCAGTAGCAATTGAACCTAGAGTTCTGCCAATAGTAGCGCCAACGCCAGATCCTATCGGAGACTGAATTGCGTTATCAAAACGTATTGTCAATGAAATTGTTACTGCTTCGTTTGTACCATAATTTAATGTATTATAGTTAGCTGTTTGCAAGAAACAACCATAACATTCCCAAGTTTCTAATACGACAGGAGCAGCAGTACCGTTACCACCGTCTAAAATTTCAATATTAGTTTGAAATTTATAATCTTGACCTGATGCAGCACTTGCTTGTTCAACAAAGTCCATTTGCTTCTGTAGTTGTTGACCAACTAACTTAGATACACTATTTGAAGCATCATCACGAATATTAACTGACATTGTTTGCCATGTTGCTTTACCCGCCAAATACATTGTTGAGTTGTAAATTGGTAATGTAATTTCTTGGAACTGTACGTTTGGTCTAGAACAGTCAATAACTTGTTTAGTTAATTCTACTGTGCTTGTGTTTGTTCCAAAATTCAAAAAGTTTACTCTAAATCTAAATTGTAATTTTGGCATTAGTAAGCCCTGATTGCCGCCGGCATTATCAGATGCTACTGTCATGTTGAACAATGATTGTGAGGCTGTTGCCATTTTATGTTTCTCCTGTTAATCTTATTTATCTTAAATAAACAGATAACCCCTTTCGGGGTTATCCTAGTCTATTATAATGCTGCTATCTCACCTGTGTTTAAAACACGAACTGGGATATAAATGAATTCAGCTGCCTTGACTGGTTCAAGTGCAACATCTACCCAAAGTTCATTTCTATCAATTCTTGCCGGTGTGTTGTTACTGTCATCACATATAACAAGATAATCATAGATACCACGCTTCGCCTTCAAATCAACCATCAATGTTTGAACAACACCTTGAATTTGTTGTCTTGTCAACGCATCGTTAGGTTCAAATACGAATGGTCTTGCTGCTAATGTTAGTTGTCTACGTACATAAGCAATTAGTCGTGCAACATTAGTTCTGTCTAATGCACTAGAACTATTGTAACTTGTTTTGTTGCCGTAATTCAACAATCCAATTCCTGTAAAGAATACTAAAGGATTGATAAAGTTGATATACAATACATCACGAATACCAATACGAGTTTTAGTAGTTACAAACTCACCTGTTGCATTGTCAATGTAACCAATATTTGTTGCATTGTCAATATTACCTCTACGTGTACCTGCTGCTGCGAACCAAGGATAAGCAACGCTATCATTTCTGATAAATGTACGTAACATCATGTGACTTGGAGGAACAGCAACTAAGTTACCACTTAGATCACTTGTGATACCACTTGGATAGAATAATCCCAAATATGTATTACGTGTAACACAACCTTCTTCACCTGTGCTTGTTGCACCTGCTGCATTAGTTGCCCATGCTTGAATAGCTGTAGCATCTGCTGGCAATCTCATTGGTGTATCACCCAAGATATAACCGGTTTCACCGCGATCCGCATTCAACACAACCATGTTAGGTTGTAATTCTGGATAAGCAGGAGTAGCCATTAAGTTAAAGAAGTTATCTTCATCACGGATGTCATAATTATTATCAATTGCTGAACGTAATGATTTTACAACCATGTTACGTTGTGCTTGACGGCCCATGTATGGTGAACCGTCAGATTTCAATCCACTCTCACTTAACCAAGTAGCAGTTTGTGCCGGTAAATCTTGACCAGGGAAGTTAATACCATTAAAATAATTCGCTTGGAATTGTTTAATGTTATATCCTGAACGGCGTGTGTTAAACAACAACATGCCAGTTGGATATAATGATGGACTAGGTGCATCTAAATCTAAATAATCGCTAGATAATAAACTAACAATACTTGGAATAGGATCATCATAAACATTTACATTACCGTTAGTTGCCCAACGTGCATCAGCAAATAATACACCCTGACTGCTTGTTTGATCTGCATTATCAATCAATACCCACATGTCTGTCATACTTACTGAATCATATTGCCAACGACTGATAATCGGGAACATTTCTAAATCACTAGTATCAATCCACAAATCACCGTAAACTAATGGAGATGTACCATCACTTTGAGTAGTTGGTTTGGTAGCAGCTATTATAGGACCATTTGGATCTGTATCATTACTACCACTATATGAAGGGAAACCTTGATCATCATAATTTATATTTCTATAACCATTCCATTGACCATTGGCTTGAACCATAATATCTACTTGGTCAATAACACTCCAGAACCAATTTGCACCTTGTGCAGGAGCTGCTACTGGAGCACCTTCGTTTGCAGTAAATGTTAATGGAACCCAATTACTAATTTGAGTAGGATATTTTGAATCTGCTGTCCCCGGGTCTGATGCAGGAGTAACGGTTGATACTGAACCACCGGCCACAGAAACTACTTTTAGTGTTAGGTCATTAGCCGGACCAGTTCCACCTAATAATGCACCGCTTACAGTAAGGGTATCTCCTACTACATAACTTGTGCCGCCGGCTGTTACACCACTACCAAGTGTAGAATATAAATTATTGCTAGAAACTTGAATATTTACAGTACATCCAGTTCCAGTTCCACCGGTAGTTGCTTTAGCAGTAAATTGTGTAATTTGAGGAGTAAACAATCCAGCACCTTCTTTTACAAACGGAGTTTCTCCGGGAATGAAACCAGCTTGTGTTAATATATCATAACTATTTCCCTGATAAATTGAGGGAGAAACAATAAAATCACTGAATACTATTTCACCACCTTGAGTATGTGTTAGTTGAACTGCACCGTCAGTAGTTACTGACGCCGTGGTGTAAGGAATACCGGCAGCTAACCATGCAGTAACAAAATCAATAGGAGTATCACCATCTTGAATTGTAACTACATACGCAGCAGAAAGACTACTTGAATTTGGTACAGAAGTGCGAACGCCAATATATCCAGTTGATAAACTATAAGGTAAGTTAATTACAAAATCAGTTACTGTGCCGGTTGCTACTGTTGGGCCAGTTGCTGCTCTAATCCACAAATCTACTGGATTAGTTTCGTTATAATAATTGCTGTTACGATATTGAGCATAAACTGTACCCGCCGGTATAGCTTTTCCACCGAGCGAATCAGCAGTGCCGGTCGCCACAAAGTCATTAGAAGCCAATGTAACTGGTAAGGCTTTCCACGCAGCAGTTCTTGTAATATATTCTGATACAACGGGTGTTAAACCAAGTCCAGCACTACTTGCTTTTATCCAAACAGATCCAGTTGGATGAGGATATTGCTGACTGGTTGACCACAATGGCATTTGTGAAGAAGTACCGTACACAACTTGAGGTTGATAGTAAGTACCACCTGTTATACCTAGATCGGCTAGTATTGTACCACTGATATTAGAAATATTCAAGAATTGATTACCGGTTGATGACGGTTGTGCTGAATATATAGATAACTTACCTGATACTACCGCAGCAGTTACAAAGTTAAATCCCAATGAATTGATAGCATTTGCTACACCACTGACTGAACCTACACCACCGCCATTATCAGGAACAGTTATTGTAACAGACCATTGATTATTTAAATTGATATTAAATGTGTTGCCTGCAACTAAAGTAGGATTAGAGTTTGTACCTTGAATTGTTGGCCATTGATTTTGCCAATCTTGGCTTCCCAATACAGTCCATGTATTACTATTAGTTTTATAATAGTATTGTTGATAACTGCTTGATGCTTCAATGGTAGCATTTATAGCATAGTCTCCTATATTACCAAAACTATCAAGTGGGGCCCCGTTAATAAGATATGCTGAATCTGTAATAACTGTTGGTGTTTTTGGACTAAACTGACCAGTGGTTTGATTAAACTCAAAAATACCCCATGTAGTAGTTGTTGTATCTAACCAGTGTGCTCCATTTTCTGGAGCACCAGATGGACGCCCAACTGAACCTACTAATGATGCTAAATCAATATCAGCACGTAATGTATAAACACGATTTGTAATACCTAATGCTGAATATGCTGCTAATAAACCATATTCATTTAATTCATAACCTTGAATAGGTGTGCCAGCAGTTGTCGTATAGAAGAACGGTGTACCATAGAAATTCACCAAATCTTGTTGACTTGTTATTTGATATAATTTACCTGCGTTTGCAGCAGTAGTTCCAGCCGCTACACCTGTACCAGATGGATTAGCTTTATTCTGTGCTGTTGCAAAAACGACAAGCGGTACTGTGCCGCCTGGTGCTGGTAAATATTGACTTTGGTCAATGATTGTGACTTCTACGCCGGGTGATGTTAATGCCATTTTATTTTCCTTTATGTAAGATTATGAGGTTTACAACCTACTAATTGCATAGTATTATTTATGAAAAAATCTAAAAAAGTCGGTATAACCATACCTTCGAAGGTTTCACAATAAATACTATATGCTATTACAACGTCCAATCTGTAAGAAATGTAACAAAAATCATGCAGCCGTTAACTATAAACGTAACGGTGTTACACATTACAGAAGTATATGTGATGTGTGCGGTAGAAAGAAACAAAAACAAAAACCACAGAAAGCCAATTGGACTAAAAGTGGATATAAGAAAAAAGCCACATGCGATTTATGTGGCTTTAAAAGTCTATTTCTTACACAAATAACCGTGTTTCATATTGACGGAAACTTAGAACACATAGAACATACTAATCTACGTAGTATTTGTTTAAATTGTATAGAAGTAGTTAAGAAAAAAGATGTTACTTGGCGTCGAGGTGATCTACAAATTGACTACTAATTATTCCGTACATAGTGTTGTGTAATTCATCAATGGTACTGTTGTTATCTACCATATGGTCATAGTCTAGTCCTACACTACTGTACTCACTAGCATGAATGTGTAGTTTGTCCAACTTCATCTTGCTTAGAGACCAAGCTGAGTTACCGTTTGGCCCTCTGTTGTATGCTACTGCTGAATCATACCATTCAGGATCAGGGCCGCGCTTTACTCTAATTGCTATACCACCTATGTTTCTAATAGCATTTACTTCATTGGCAAATCTACAATCAGTAATTACAATATCTTCATTAGAGTTTAATAGCTTATGTTCTACGCTTGCTACCCAGATATCATTATGAAAATGATTACGACAAACATCTGTTCCCCAGTATTGTAGTATCCATCTTGGGGTGATATCCATTCCCAAACGATTACTCCACCATTCATCACGTTGTTCACGCCACACTCGGCTGGCTTTTGTGGTGCCTTCTAGGTATTCACGGTTCCACCCAAAGATTACTGCTATAGCATCTTTCAGACTGGATGCAAAACTGATTCGTTTAAACCCATGATGTGTAGTAAGGTAGTCAGCAATTG